GAGGAACCATTCGCCCTTGAAAAACAGCAGGCGCGACCGGATCGCCTGGGCGACTTCCTCCGGGCCGTCGATCAACGCGATGGTCCCGTTCAGCAAATGCAAATCGTTCTGGACGGGGTTGTCCAGATCGACCGACTGGGTTGCCTTGACCGTCGGCATCAGGTCCATCCCGTCCCGCTGAACCAGCCATGCAGGAACGTCCGGTATTTCGTGGCCGCCGCCGCGTGGGTCGCCGGGTTGTCGCCGAACGTGCCCGCGAACCCCGGCGCGCCCGGCGAGGGCGGTGACGCGGGCGGCATCCCGCCGAAGACCGCCAGGGCGAACGCCGCGAACGCCGCGTCCATGGCGGCGGCCCCGGACCCGGTCGTCGAGAAGATCGGGACCAATGCGGACGCCAGGGCCGTCGCCGCAATCGCGACGGTCGTCGATGCCGGGACAACCGCCGTCGCGTAGGTCTGCATGGCCGCGGACCATTGCCCGGCCAGGGTCGCCGGGACAACGGACGGCGCCGCGAACAGGGCCGCGAGGTCGGTTTCCAGTTGCGTCGGGTTCAGCGGCATCATGAATCCAGCTTGTGCTTGACGGACAAGGCTACACTGCTTGACGGCGGCCCGCTTGGCCCCATCGGCGTCGGGTGCGTGTGGGCGTCGTATGCGGTCTTGAACGCCGTTCCCAGGACCATCGCCTCGCCCGCGCCGGAACCACCGAGAAATACACCGGAACCTATGACGACCTTCGTCGCGTGGACCTTGGTCGATCCCAGGAGCGCGCCGTTCGGTCGGAACCCCGGGTAGGCCACGGCGTTCCCGAGGCGATGCGTCCGCAGATCCCCGGGCGTCCCGGGCTGTCCGGTCTCGCGCCACATCGACGGGTCAACATCGCAGAACACCAGCAGAACCGGGTCGTCGGCCGCCAGCGGCCACGTCATGAAGCACGTCCCGCCTTTGCCGGACGGCCAGGCGATCGGCACGTCCTGGATGATCGGCAGGTTCTCTTGCGCCAGGTCGCCGCCCTCGGTTTCCAGGACGCGCCGGACCTGCGGCTGCACGTCGACCGTCTCCCGGGTCGCGTCGTACTTCGTGACCCGCCCGGGCAACGCCACGCGCGTCTCGGCAAGCTGCGCGTCAAGCGCGGCCCGGATGACATCGGCGAGGGTCGGGGTTTCCATGGTGGGTCAGGTCGGGAAAATGACCGTCGCCCCTTTCAGCGGCGTGCATTCGACGTCGATCGTCCAGTCCTGGCCGGCCGTGTCGCCGTGGTAGGTCGCGGTTTCTACGCGGTAGACCCCGACCAAGTTCTCGGATCGAAACTCGACCTTCCGCCCTGGGAACACGTCGGGCGCCATCAGCAGCGACGCCCGGGCCGTCCCGTCCGACGATGCCGACGGCGTCCCGACCATCCCGGAATCCGACGACAGGACCAGCGCCGATCCTTCCAGCGCCTTGTTTCGCGTCAGGATCTGCATGACGCCCGCCTGGATGGAATACTCCAAGCCGGCCGACCGCAACAGGGCCCGCAATTCCTCGGCGACGTTGCCCGACAGGACCGTCCCGCCCGGAAAGATCGCGCCGGCCCCGGGGAATTCAACCTGCGACAGCGCCGTCAGGTTCCCGACGCCGACGCCCATCGCCTCGGCCGCAGCCTCGATGACACGGCGCAAGCTGGTCCCGGGCGGGAACGATCGGTTCACGCGCGCCTTGCGGTGCTGTTCCTCGCCGTCGCCTGACGACAGGACCGTCAACAGGTCGGGCCCCTCCCGGTGCGTATGGACCTCGCGCAAGTCGCCGGCAAAGATCAGCGATGTCTCGCCGGGCGGCTTGTAGCCGGCTTCGAGGTTCACGATCACGTGGCGCTTTTCCTCCATCCGTTTGCGGTTGTCGGGATGCAGGTTGCGGATGGTGATCTCGGCCGTGTTCGGCTCGGGCTGCAAGGTCCGAAAGACCGTGAACGCGATATCCAGGTCGACGATCCGCAATTGATCGACCGTCAACGCATATGCGCGCCTGAACAGTTCAGGCACCGGCCGCCTCGATTTCGGCCAGTTCCGCGGCCTCAAGGTAGGACAGCAGGACGCGGGCGCCAAGATCGATCAGCCCGGGATCGCGCGCCTCCTGGTCGTTCGCGGCCTCTTGATCCAGCGTCGCAAGCCGGCCGGCCAGCCAGCGCTCGTCAACGACCCATCGCCCGATCTCGTAGTTGACGACCAAGGGCAACCCCATCGCGATCGGGTTTTCCTCGACGTCGCGGACATCGACGAACCAGCGGCCCAGGCGTTGGTTGAACTGGAACCGCAGCAAGTAATCGACGCCGTCCATGGTCGTGCGTTGCACGTAGGAGGACAGGTCGACCGATGTCGGGATCAGCAATGGCATCGGTCAGCCTTCCGCCCCGAAGACCAGTTGATCCGCAAACGAGCGCAGCTTTTCCGTCTGCCCGGTCGACGGGACGGTCGGCTTCTGAGCGCCACGTCGCTGCGTCTTGTCGCCGCGGGTGACGGCGGGTTCCGTGACCTCGACCGTTTCCGTGCTGACGATGCGGACCTGGCGCGCCTGTAGTCGCATCCTGATCGAACTACCGTCCGCCGCCGTCCGCGGGGTCTCGGCCATTTCCAACGCCATATTTTCGTAGATGCGCAGGCGCGTGGTGATCTTGCACAGCAGCCCGTTGGCGATGATGTTGAGGATCTCATTGTAGACCGCGCTGACCCGGTCAACCCTGGCGCCGGTGAATCGGAACACGGAAACGCCGATCGTCGTCGTCCCGCGCTGCTCAACCGCGCCGGCAAAGTTCGCCCCGACCGAAACCGGGAACGGGACGATCGCGGACACCGGAACGCCGCGCGCCAGGTCGCGGACGTTGCGCCGGGTTTCGACCAGCAATTCCGTCGGTTGGATGCGCCCGAACGCCCCGTCGGTGTGCGACCTGGGCTGATCGATCGGCGTGTTCGTGATGACGATCTCCATCGAGATGAAGGCGTTTTCCGGCCGGACGTGGTCCGAAATCGCGACGCCCTTCTCGACCGCGAATTCCGTGACCGTCGCTGCCGCCGAATGAATCTCCTCGATCGTCGCGTCGATCGAGATGATCTTGGATTGCCCGGCCTGGCTGGTGAAGCTGATTTCAGCCATGGCGCGTGACCCCTACCGCGGCCGACCGCTCTCGCCATCCGTCCAGGCGGACTATCTCGTGCCAGGTGCAGCCATCGAACGGGCAGACGCATGACGGCGTGACGACCCCATCGTCGCTGATGTCGTGCTCAAGCAACGATCCGCGGTGCCCTTGCGGGCAGACCAGCGTCGCCGACAGGTTCTCGCCCGCGCGCAGGAGACGCCAGTAGGGCGGGAACGATCCCGGGCTGTCGGTTTCATGCGGTAACGTGATCATGGCGTCGCCGCCTGCGGCTTGAGGGCGGCCTTGGTCGCGGTCAGTTCCTTGCGGCGCCGGCCGTCGGCCATGCGTTCGATCTCGGCGGCCACCTCTTTCGGGTCGGCATTCGGCACGGTGACGTTTATGGTGACGTTCTCGGGACGCGCCAGACTTTCCGGCACGCTCGGGTCGCGCCCGAAAGTACCAGTCAGGACCGCCTTGCTGCGATTGATGGCGCGTTGCCTGGTCAGTTCGTCGGCGATCTCCATTTCGTCGATCTGTTCCTGGCGCGGCCGGTCCGCCCGCAGACCCTTGCCGGTGAATTCCTGCGCCCGTCGACGTTCCGCCGCGACGCCGCCCTCGCCGACAAAGATCGGATCTTCGCCGCGCAGGAAAGCGATCGCGTTGGCGGCGTCCATCGCCAGCTTCGCGAAGCCCTTGATGCTGTCCTTCAAAAATTCGACGCCCTTGGCCGCCGTCCCGATGCCGAACAGCTTGTCGATGAATTTGCCGATGACCGTCTCGCCGCCCCGGAACAGGGTGATGATCTCGTCGACCAGCAGGAACAGCGCCGCGAACTTGATGATCACCGGACCGAACGGGAGCAACAGGCGGACAAACGACCGCGCGATCAGGGCCGCCGCGATTGCCAACCCTTGCAGGGCGGTTTTCATCAGCGACGCCGCCCGGCCTGACTTGATCAGTTCGCGCCCGTTCTTGAGCAGCCAGCCCAGGAACCGCTGCAAGATCGGCAGGATTTCCCGGACGAACAAGACCTTCAGCTTCGTGAGGGTCACGTTCATCTTGACCAGGCTGTCCTGGAATTCGTCGGCCTGCTTGATGTCGTCGTCGCTGAACCCGCCGCCAAGTTCCTCGAATTCCTTGCGGGCCGCCGCGACGCCGGCCGCCCCGTCCTTGAACAGCGGGAGCAGTTGCCGGCCGCCGCGGCCCAGGATCTGCAACGACAGGGCGGTGCGTTCCGACTCGTTGGTCATCGATCCCAGGCCGCCCGCGACCTCCATCATGATGTCGCTGGCGTTCCGCAGTCGCCCCTCGCCGTCGGTCGTCTGGACGCCAAGCCGCGCGAACGCCGCCCGCATGTCCTTTGATCCGCCCGCCGCGGCGTTCGCGTTGCGCGACAGGATGGCGAACGCCTGGGCGAGGGATTCTTGCTCGACCCCGGCCATCTGCGCCGCGAACGCCCAGCCCTGTAGCGCCTGCGCGTTGACGCCAATCTGGATCGACAGTTCGCCAATGCGGTCGGCCGCGCTGGTCGTCGAGTCGATCATCCGCGCGATGCCGCGCGCGACGAATGATCCGGCGACCGACCCTGCGAAATTCCGCAGGGTGCCGATCATCCCCTTGATGGTCTTGTCGGCGCCCTTGATCTCGCTGTCGTCGACCTTGATCCCGAAGACCGCCAGTAGCTCGCGCAGCGGCGTCATCGGTCGCGATCCTTTGCGAGCGCGGCGTCCAGCGCGTCTTGCAGGACGTGGGCGGTTACGAGGTCGTCATGCGACCAGTCGTTCTCGATTTCCGCCAAGCCTGACTTGAAGCGTTCCGACAAGACGATTCTCCAGACAAACCAGTCGACATCGTTAGGGATCTCGATCGTTACGGCGCCTTTACCGGCTGACGGACCAGGCCGACGTTGCCGGCCATCGTTTCCAAACCGCCTAAAAAACTTGAATAGTTGAACTTCAGCGCGGCGCTGACCAGCCCGAACAGTTCATCCAGACGACCGGCGAACGTCAAGTCGGCGATGTCTTTGTCGAGGCGCGTCCAGCCGCCGTTGTCCTGTCGCTGTTCGACATGACCCGTGAACAGCAGTTCCGTGATGATGCTTTCAAATTCGTCCTCGGTCAGATCGGCGGCAAGCAAGCGAACCGCCCCGGCCAGGTCGTCAGCCTTCAGGCCGGCCAGGCCGCCGTCCTTGCCGACGAGCATCGAGATCGCCGGACCGACCGAACGGAACAGGCGGATCAACAGCCGGCGCGCCGGGCCGGCCCGTAGCTGGGTCAGCTTATAGGCGCGCGTCCCGACGTTGATTTCCTGGGTCGCCAGCACCTTGGCCTATCAGTTTCCGCCGATGAGGCTGTTCAGCTTGGCGATGCGGATCTTCCACTCCCGCGGCCCGGCCTCGCGGCCATAGGTCGCGTTCGGCATCTGGGCGATCCAGCATTCGGCGGCCTCATGGATGGACAAGCCGGAACGGTCGCGGACCATGAACGCGCCGACCCCGGCGCCGTTCGGCGTTTTCTGGTCCAGCAACGACAGGGCCGATAGCGCCGCGTTCGCCGCCGACGACTGCATCAGGCGCAGGGTCGCCGTCGCCCGTAGATCGTTGGTTTTGGAACGGGTGACCTCGCCATCGGTCCCGACCACGTCCGTGAACTGGTCGCCTTCCCATTCGATCGTCATGAATTCCCCGTCGGCGTAGCCGCCCGGTCCCGTCCCGGGATCGATCGGGATGCCGGCGATCGACACCGAAATTTCCGATGCGTCGTAAATCTTGAAGCCCATGGTCGTCGTCTCCTTACACGGTCAGGGTGCCGGTGATCGTGATGGTGTGGATCGCGCCGGACAGTTGCGCGGTGAACTTGACGTCCGGCAACAGCCGGGCCGCACGGTCGGCGACCGCGACATCCGCGACCTTCGGTGCCGTCACCGTCGGGGCCGGGGTCGCCGCGATGGCGCCAGCCGCGATGCCGCGGTTCAGTTGCGCCAGGATCTCGGCCTTGATCAGATCCACGCCGCCGTCGGTGTAGGGGATCTTCAAGGCGTTGACCAGCAGCGTGAAGATGTTTTCCTGCAAGCGCGCCTGGAGGAAGTCGATGTAGCGGGTGATGTCGATGAACTCGCCCGCGAACGTCTTGCCGAACCGGGTGATCGAGACGCCCGCCACCGAGTGGTAGTAGTTCCCGCCTTTGTTCAGGATGGTGGATCGCTGACCGCTGGTGATCTCGGCGTTCGTCGACACGACCACCGACGCCAGGGTCTTGAACGCCCAGGTCTCCGTGCCCGGGTCGAACGGGAACAGCTTGCCCATCCAGGCCGCGGCCGCGTAGGACAGGACGCCCTTCGCCCAGATGCCGAACGTCCGCGCGTAGCCGGCCGCCTCGGCGTCCGAGAAGAAATCGGTCGTCACGACCGAGTCCAGGATCTCCGAGTCGTAGCTGTTGACCGCCAGGAGTTTTCCGTTGGCCTCGGCCCAAGCCGCGGCGGCCAGACCCTCGGCCTCGCTGTTGCTGTCCAGGACCAGACCGTACCAGTCGGTGGGATCTTCCGCGTAGATCGCGGCGAGGTCGGTCGCCATCCCGGGATCGACGGTCGTGTCCTTGATGGTCAGTTGCTTGTTGACGACCACGTCGAACAGTTGCCCCGGCGTGTCGACGGTCAGATCGAAGTTGGTCGTGTTGTCGACCGCGGTCATGGCGAACGTCGCCAGCGCGTTCACGGCCGCGACCAGGCCGTCGATGATCAGCGCGACGGTGTCAGCCGGCGCAACCGTGTAGGTCGCCGAGATTGCGGTCCCGTCCGGCCGCACGAAATCCATCGTGTAGACCAGGCCGACGGTCGTGTCGGTCGGGATCAGCCGCCACTTCTGCGTGTGGACCAGGCCACGGCGCCCGACCTTGAACTTCGTGACCCGCGGGTTCTGCGCCAGGATCTTCGCGGCGCATCGGTAGATCGGGCTCGTCGCCGGGATGCCGTCGTCGACCAGGCCGTTCAGGTCGGTATATTCCCGGACGCGGTTCAGCCACGCGGTGTGGTAGGCCGCGATCAGCGGGACGCCGAACCCCGCACGGGTCGGGGTCGTGGTCTCGGCGGTGATCGATACGTTGACGATTTCGCTCAGTGACATGGGTTCCTCACGGTTCTGAAACGGTCATGTTGACTTGCGGACTGGTCGGCGTTCCGTCGATGTTCGTCAAGCCGGTCAGCGGCAGGGTGTCGTCGATGTCGGACTGGATCTCGACCGACCCGATCGTGTCTTGCAGGTTGTCGCTGTCGGTTTCCTCGGCGGCGATCGCGAACTGCACGTCCATCGCCGCGCGCGACAAAAGACGATCCTCGGGCCGCGGCTTGAATGGCAGCGATACCGTCGGGAACGTGTCGACCAGCGCCAGGCCGGCCGCCTTCAACGCCGCCGACCGGACCGGGAACAGCAAGCGGGTCCGGGCGATCTCGCAGATGTGTTCGGCCGTGTTCCCGTCGTCCTGTGTGAACGAGTCGACCCGGCAGGTAAACGTGATGACCCGGTTCCCGTTGATGGTCGGGATCAGGTTGTCGCCGCTTGGCGCGAACCGCGTCTCGTCCTGACCGATCTTGCGGATGGACGTGACGTCGATCAGGGCGATCGCCCGGGTCGCCGGTTTGATGAAGTCGCCGCCTGACTTGGCGTCGACCATGCGCGCCTGGATGGGCGCACCGCCGATGCTGATGGATTGCCACCAGACCAGGATCGCGGCTTGGGCTGTCGCCAGGAGGATCATCGCGTCGCGACCTCCCACGCGATGGACTGGCGAAGCTGACCCGTGTCGATCAGCGGGACGGACGATCCCTTGCGCGCGATGGTCTCGGGCTGCAAGGGCGGCGGGATGCGGTCAGCGATGCGCTTCTGGATCATCCCGACGACCGCAGCGCCGATGACGCCCAGGCCGCGATCCTCGGTGATGGTGCCCTTGACGACCCCGCGGCCCAGCTTGCGCTGCAATTCCTGGATCTGCGGGCGCGATTCGTCGACCGTCGCCCGGATGAACGACCGCTGCGGGATGTCGTCGGTCCCGAATTCGTGGATCGTCCCGATGTCGACGTTCGACAGGCCGCCGTGGTCCGCCGACGCCGCCGCGCCGAAGATGCCGACCTTGACGATCCGCTCGCCGGCCGCGCGCAGGCGCTCGCCCAGGGCCCGGAACCCGCGGTCCTTGTCGACGATCCTAACGGTTGCGCGTGTTGCCGGCATCAGATCACCCGATGTCCTGACGCCACGTCCGACTGCATGACCCTGAGGCGCTCGCCATAGATCGTCGTGAAGGGTTCTTTTTCCAGGCGGGCGTTGCGCCCGTAAGGCGACAGCGCCATCAGGTGCGCGGTCATCAGGCCGATCCCAATCTCGGACTTGTCGCCCCAGATTTCGGCATCAGTCTGCGCGGCGGCATCGTCCAGGTGTTCCTGGATCAGCGGGTCGCCGGCCTCAGTGAACTCGGGATATTTCGCCTTGAACTCTGCGACGGTCATGGCGTCACGCGGCCTGCGTGCCGCCCTCCGTGTTCGCAGATTCGGCCGCGGCGGCCTCGACCTTGGCAATCTGAGCGACCAACGCCTCGATCACGGTCTTGCGCTTTTCGGACGCCGCCCATCGAGCAAGCTGGTCCAGGCCATCGCATCCGACCAGCAACGCGATCGCGTCGTCGGTCTTCAACCCGGCCAGGCTGTCCTTCGAGCCAGCCGGCAGAATCGGCGTCCCGCCGTTGACGACCGCCAGGATTCCGTCCGGGCCCAGCATCTGCTTGATGTCGGACCGGCCCTTGATGGCGTCCAGGTAGTCGGCCTCGATGACGTTCACCCCGGGCAACAAACGGACCGCGCCGTGCGCCTTGCCCTTCGCCTTTTTGACGGGCGGCAAGACGACCAGCGAGTCGCGCTTGTTTTCGATGTGAACGACACCGGCCATGTCCGCTCCCGGCCCCGGTTACAGGGCAACGTCCGCGTAGGCGATCGCCAGCGGGTAGTGGATCTCGACGCCGCCGACCCGGGCGTGACAGGGGATCTCGAAGCACAGGTTCCGCGCCTGGGGCGGGAACTGCTCGAACTCCTGCGGGATGTTGTTGACCAGGACTTCGGGCGTCCGCTGGTAGGCGACGATCCGGTGGATCGAAGCCGCGCCCGCCGTGTTCAGACGATGCCACTGGTCGATGTTGCGGACGTACGGGTTGTTCGCCAGGAACGCCCGCAGGATCGTCATCTGGTTGGTCGTGTCGACCGGCGTCTGCGCGATGTGGTTGAACGACACGTTGTCCAGGAGCAGCGTGTCCGGCGTGTACAGTTCCCGCGTCGCGATGACGATGGACGACGCCAGGAAGGCCATGTTCTCCATGATCTCGGCCGGCGTCAGCGTGGTCCAGGCGCCGACGTTCGGCAAGACCACCAGCGGCACGTTCGCGTTGTTCGCGAACCCGGTGATCCCGACCTGGGCGTCGCCGTTGAAGGCGTAATCGTCGATCCTCTGCTCGATCGCCCGCCGCGCCATCGCCGCCAGCCGCGCGTCCAGTTGCGATCCGGCCATCGCCGACCGCCGCAGATCCTGGATGCTGTAGCTGTAAGCCGATCCGATCGACTTCACCGCCTGGGTGAACTCCTTGGCGTGGACGCCCACATGCGGCAGGTCGTCCGCGTAGTTGGCGATCAGTTTCGCCATCCCGACGCGGTCCCACTGCCGGTACGTGATCGAATCGGCGCCCGGCCCGGCGCTGTTGTCGGTCGGGATGAACCCGCGCGCCTTCAGTTCCGGGTAGCGCACATCGTAGGTCTGCGCCTTGATGTGCTCCAGTTGCCGCGCGAGGTGCGCGGTTTCCTGGGCGTCGAACCGTTGGTTCATCCGCGCCAGCATTTCCTGGACGATTCGCTGCATCGGGTCCATCTGTGTCTCCTCTTGCCTTGGTCGTCGGTCGTTGAAGGTTCAGCGGGCAGCGGTTAGCTGACCGGGATCTGCAATTCCAGCAGGGTCAGGCCACCGGCCCCGCAGTTGGTCAGGAACCGCGCGCCCGGCAGGGCAACGGCTTCGGCAGTATCCGCGTCCGTGCGGAAGCCGCCGATCGGATTCGCATCGGCCGTGAACCGGACGAACGCCGGCTGCGGTGCCGCCGCGACCGCGTCCTCGCTCTTGACCCAGATGCGGCCCTTGCGCAGCACCGGGATGACCGCGCCGTCCGGATGGCCGGCGAACGTCCCGCCCGGTCCTTCCAGGGTCTTCTCGGCGACCACGATCCCGAACCCGCTGTCGCCAGTGACCTCGCCGGTCGCGTTCGGCAATTCGACCGTGGGCGGGTTGCCCGCGGTCAGGATGCGAACGAACCGGCCGAACAGGACCGCGCCGTTCGTGTCGTTGACAACGCCGGTGTAAACCGTGTTGTCCATGCCGACATCGGCGATCATGCCCTCGTGGGCCACCGCTTCCACCGTGTTGAAAACCGTCTGGCTCATCGTCGTTCTCCTGTTTCCGTGTCGGTCGTTCGTCGGTTACTTGGTCGCGGTCAGCGGCTCGGTCGCGCGCTTGCGGTTCGCTTCCAGCATCGCGGCCCGTGACTTGTCCACGTCCGGCGCGGTCGCGCCGTCCTGGCGATTGCCGATCAGCGCGCGGGCGGCGTCGTCCTTGCGCCGCTGCGTCTCGGTCTCGGTGTTCAGCACGTCGAACCGGGCGTCGACGTACGGGTCAGACTTGCCGGCCGGGTCGAACTTGCTGTCCGATCGGCTGATGCAGGCCAGCTTGATGTCCTTGTCGGACTTGCCCTTGAGGTCGGCGTCGTCGCCCAGGATGCCGCGCGCCTTGGTCTCCAGGCCGACCCGTGCGGCGACCGCTGACGCCAGGCGATCCGGCGATTCGGCCGCATCCAGGCGCGCCTTGATTCCGTCCCGCTCCGTGGTCAGTGCATCGACCTTCGCCTGCGCGGCATCGGCGCGCGCGATCGCGGCGGTCTTGTCGGCGTCACGCGTCTCGATCGCCTTGCCGATGTGAGGCGCGGCGCTCGCGGCCACGTCGTACTCGATGCCGTCGATCCGAATCTTGACGTTTTCCATCGTTCGTTTCCTCGGTTCGTTGTGTCCGTCCAGCCGCTCGGAAACCGGGACCAGGGCGAACAGTGTCGATATGTCTTGCTCCACGAATTTCGCGATGGCGTCAAGTTCCGATCGCGCGACCTTGCCGACCCGGGTGGCCGATGCGGGCTTCATCGCGTCCCACCAGCCGCCCAGGAACGAGTGCAACGCCCAGGCGTCCTGGCCCAGATCGAGCGCCATGTCCTCGACGGATTTCCCCATCAATTCCAGTCGTTGCTTGACGAAATCGTGCAGCGCGGCGCTGTCCATCCGAAGGGCGACCTCGGGTCCGGCCCGGCCCCATCCGCGCGGCCCAAGGGCGACGTGGTTCGCGACGATCCCGCGTTGGATTGCGTCGTAGCGTTCGCCCTCGAATTCGCCCGGCGTCCAGTCCAGGCGACAGGTGTAGCCGCAGGACAGTTCGCGCCGTTCGCCCGATTCGACGGCCGCGATCATCGCCGCGTCCTGGATCACGATCGGCGCGGTCACGAATCGGCCGTCGCGCTTGACGCCCTCGGCGACGAACCCGCGCTGCAATTCGCGGACGTTCGCGGGCGTGACGAGGTCGGGCGGATGCAGGTCAGTGACCGGCGCGCCCGGGATCGTCGCCAGGCTGTCGCTGTTGAAAACCTCATCGGCCGGCCGGTATTCGCGGCGCTCGCCGCCATCAGCCTTGCGGTAGGTGAAAATCCCGATCCTGGTCAGCGCGCCATCAATGCGCAGGAACCCTTGCGCGGTCTTGCTGATCTTGCCGATGGTCCCGCGGTCGAACCGCGTCTCGATCTTGTCGTCCATGTGCTTGAACGCCTCGACCTGGCGCAAGCGATCCTTGGCGGCGTCCTCGGAATCGTAGCAACCAAAACCGCGCGCGCCGTCCTTCGACTTCACGCACCACTTGTCGCCTTCCTTGACGATCATCGCCCTTTGACCCCTACAGCGCCGCCAGGATTTCGTCCAGAACCGGCTCGGCGGTGCATCGGCAGTTGATGGGTTGCCCGGGATGCCCGTCCTCGGGCGGGTCGTCCCACCTGAACTTTTCCCCTTCGCGTTCGGCATGTTCCGGCCGGACCCGCTCATCCATCGACGTGCGCCAAACGTATTCCTCGACGCCAAGCGCCTGCTGGCGCGCCTGCGCGAGATCGCCGTTCAGGCTGGCCGTCTGGTCGCGGGCGATCAGTTGCGCGCGGGATTCGGTCACGCCGAACCGCTGCTCGATCTGCTCGGCCATTTCGGACGCGCGCAATCCTTGCCGGGCCCCGCGGCTGATGATCCCGTCGACCTCGAACAAAAGATCCTCGTGGATGCTGCTGATCAGCCTGACGTTGTCCCGGACGAATGCGGCGATCTGCGGCGCAAGGTTCGGATCGGCGCCCAAGTCGATCGCAAGGACCGACCGGAACATCCGTTCCGTCTCGCCGCGGTTGAACCTGTTGATCCGCCCGGCCTGCTCGCGGGCGATCTCCTGCACACGCGCGGGCGCGAACCGCTGGCCGATTTGCAGGCGGACGTTGCCGATCACGCGCTCGATCGTTTCGGGCGCCTGGTCCTGTCGGACCGGCTTGTCGGCGGCGGCCTCGCGTTCGATTTGCAACAGCGCAGGAGTGACGTTCAGGCGGATGATGTCGGCGATCTCCCTGACGATCGCCTTCAGGATTGCCGCATAGGCGACCCGGGCGGCCCGCGGCTCGCGCGGGCGCGGCACACGCGCCGGTCGCCGAGCCCGTCGCCCGGTCGACGCCTGGCGGACCAAGCGCCGCGCCTGGATCTCCCGGATCAGCGCCGCGGACGGCACGGCCTATTCCTCGGCAGGCGGCTGCGGCTCGGGCGTTCCGGGCGCGGGCGCGCCGGGCACGGGTTCCGGCTGCGGGTTGTTCGCGGCCTCAATCGCGCGGTCGCGGTCGGCCTCCTGGACCTCTTTGCGCAGTTCCAGGTCGATCTTGGTTTCGGTCGAATAGCCGGTCGCGCGGTAACGGGACAGCGCGACTTCTTCCGGGGTCAGCACGCCCGCGTTGATGTCGATGCTGTCGGCGTCGCTGGTCAGCTTGCGGATCTCGGCGTGTTCCTTTTCGGTCATCTGCCGCAAGGGCCGGAAGTCGATCTTCCATCCGTCCGGGACTTGCCCGTTCGTCGGTCCCTCGCGCGACGACAGCAACAGGAACACCAACCGTTCCAGGCGCGGCAGCAGGGTTTGCTCCTGCGCCGACTTGACCCGGTCATCCCATATCGCCTGGTCCGATTGCCCGGTCGCGTCCATCCCGGCCGGCGATTGACCGAACAGGATCGTCGCGGGCATGTAGGCCGCCGCGGACATTCGCAGCATCATTTTTCCCAGGATGTCGGCCGCGCCCGTGAAGCTGGTCTCGTTGCTCGTGAATTCTTCCTTTTCGGCGTCGACCAGAATCGCGCGCGCGGTCGACCGGCTCATGTCGACGATCTCCATCCGCTCCTTGAGCGCGTCCTTGCCCTTGGAGGCGATCATGCTGATCAGGCCGTCCATCTTGAACACGGCCTGCGACCAGTCCTGCATCCGATGGGCGACGGCCTGCCAGGAGATCCCGAACTGTCGCAACGCCTCGTGGACCCGTTGCAAGACCGACAACGACCACCCATTGTTCAGCGCCTTGCGCCGCCAGGTCGTGCGCACGCCCTCGAAGATGATCAGGCGCGACCGATGGATCAGCATGGTCTGCGCGCCGACGCCTTGCCCGCCCGTGCGGACGACCTGATACAGCAAGGGTTCGCCGAACGTCGGCGATCGCGGGTCCGTGTCCCAGGTCATCGGGAAGATGTCGCGCTTGTCGATGACGACCAGGGAAACGATCCGCCGTATCTGATCCGGCCGTAGCTCCTGATCGATCGCGCCCGGGTCGTCGGTCAGGACGTAGATCACGCCACCGCCGAACAGCCGGCCCCATGACCAAGCTTCAAGCAGGCGCTGGTCGGCCGACAGATCCTCCAGCGCCTCGGCGATCGCCTTTTCGGTTTCGATGGTCGCCGAAACGTCGGTGGCGTCCTCGTCGGTCGGGATCTTGACGTCGTATCCCTGGCGCAGGGCGTCCTCGGGTAGCTGGTCCACGATGCGCGCGGCCAGGTCGTCGTCGTACAGCGCCTCCAAGGTCTGATCGTCGAGGGTCGTCGTCAGGCCGAAGTAGGCGGCGACGACCTTGTCGCGCGACGTGCCCAGGCCGGTGACGGCGTTGATCCAGGAATCCATGCGCTTGAAGCTGTCGCGCAAGACGCCCAGCCCGGTTTGCTTGACTGTTTCCAGTACCGTCGGTTTCATCGCGTCCTCATGGCCTGATTCGCGGCCATCAATTCCTGTAGCCTACTCCCTTTCGCGAACCGTTTCAGGATCTGGCTGGTCGCGTCGACCTGGTCGTCATTCGCGGCGGCGGGAAAACTGGTCAATTCGTGGACATAGCCCTCGACCCAGGGATAGGCCGGCCCGGGCGGCGGCAGGTAGACGGCCCCGGCTTCGAACAGCGGCTCGCACGCCTGCAACCGTTCCTCCTTGGTCCCGTCGGGGTTGTCCAATTCGACGCCGGGAATCTTGCCCTGTAGGACGTTCGCGAGCGCCGCGCCGTTCGCCTTGTTCTCGACCAGCTTGACCCAGGCCGTCCGCCATTTCGCCCACAGGCGCTCGAATTCGTGCAGCGTTTCCGTGAAGCCCCAACGGCCCCGGACTTGATCCAGCAGGAAAAACCGTTGCATCGCGTGGATGCCCCAAACCTGGCCGACGACGAAAGATCCCGTGTCCTCGGTCTTGAACCGGCAATCCCAGGACATCATGAGCATCATGTCGGCGACGGGCGGCGGCTCGGCGACGTCAGACCCGGGCACGCCCCAGTGCTTGATCCAGGTCGTCTTGATGATGTTGCCGCCCGCGGGCACGGGCTTCTGCTGTAGCTGGGCCGCCTTGTTCCGTTCGGTGACCAGGCCGGCTTCCAAGGCATCGACGGCCGGTCCATCGAACCGATGCGCCCAAAGCAACGCGCCGGCCTCAGTTCGCCGGTCGCCGCCGATGCTGGTCACGCATCGCCGCTCGGGTTCGTAGCGCATCGGCAAGCACAGGTGCTCCCATTGTTCGCCGCCCTCGCGCGCGCCTTCGAGCATCGCCCCGGTCAGGTCGCGCTCATGCAGGCGCTGCATGATGATCACGCGCGCCATCGACGCCGGGTCAGCGGTCCGGGTCGCCATCGTCCCGCGCCACCAGTTGATCGCCTGGTCGATCTTCTTTTCGGACGGTTGCATCCCGTCCAGGTCCAGCGGCTTGTGCGGGTCGTCGACGACCTGGATGTGCGCGTGGCGCCCGGTCACGGGCCCGGCTACCGAGGTCGAGAACCTGAACCCGCCGCGGTTGTTGTCGAACACCTTGACCGCCTGGGATTCGGTCGCCGGCAGGTAGACGTGCGGCCAGCGCGCGAGCCACCATTCGGACAGGATGACATTTCGCATCTTGCGGGCGTCGCGCCAGGCCAGACCAAGGTCGTAGCTCGCGAAGATCCATTTCTTGCCTGGGTCTTC